ATGCGTAAAATAAAAATCACCGATGAGTATATTCGACAAATCTACTCGCCCAGAAATCCAAATCTACTCGCCCAGAAAAAACAAGCAGGGAGCAAATATACTCCCTGCTTTAAAAACCATTTAAACGCTCTTTAAATCATAATTCGCAGTCAAAGCTTCCACCTTCCTCTTATTCGAATTACGGCTCGCAGATAGCACCATATCCTTGTCATCATTAAACCAACTACATTCTGTACGTGCAGCTGTTAGATACTCATTAGGATAACTGCTCATTAGAAACTTCCCTTTGATCGTCTTCAGCGTATCAATAAGCTCATTGAAATGCTCTTGTGTGTAACCTCCGTAATGACCCTGATTGCTGTCAACGTATGGCGGATCAAGGTAGAAGAACGTTTCCGGCGTGTCCTGCTTTTTAATCAGCTCCACAGCATCTTTATTCTCAATCTGAACAAAATCTAATCTTTGAGATAAAACCTCGTCAAACAGTAGCTTTTTATTGAAATTGAGCTTTGCCTCCTTACTTCGGGTGGTTGAACTGCGCCAGGAACCTATCTTATTACTGAAGCCTTGAATTGTCCCAACCCAAAAAGCCCAGGCGCGAACTTCCGGCCGGAAGATAAAAGGATTCTCATACACAACCATTGCCTGCTTATATACATCTCTCGAATAAGGTGTGGCATCAATGAGTTTCTTCAGTTCTTTATAGTTTGTTTTTAACTGATGGTAGAAATTGACAACATTAGCATTGTAATCATTGATAATTTCAACATCTGCTGGTTCTTTAGCAAAAAAGACAGCGCCTCCGCCAAAGAACGGTTCTACATATACGTGATGTTCCGGAATGATTGGTAAAATGTGTTTTAGCATACTCTGCTTTCCTCCGTAATAACTAATTGGTGTTTTCATTTTTTAATCTTTAAATTGTTTTTACTTTTGCATCACCGCACAAAAAAATTGCATAAACGCACTCCAAGGATATTAGTCCTCGGTAGCGTTTATGCGATTTTCTTTTTTTTGTGTGGTAACTTAAAAGGAGGCCGGGGACTTTTTTACCTGAACACCACCCCGTCAAATGAGATCACATAAGTATAGTCGTCCGGAACACTGTTTACCCATGCTTTCAGTTTTACTTCTCCGTTAGTCTGAATAGTGACCTGAATCATTTTAGCAGATGAAGACAGCGGAAGGGAAAGCACCTGCTCGGTTCCCGGGCGATAGCCAGCCGGCAACGTGAATAACGTACTACCAATAGATAAATCCTCTGCCCATCGGCGACCAGTTAAATGAATTCCTGAAGCAAAATCTTTCCAACCTCTGATCAGGTAAGTTCCTTCCAATGTTTCTCCCGGAGGAATCGTCTGTGTAACCAATGTTGTCATGGGAGACAGACGAGATTTCAGCTGTGTTTCTATTGATTGTATTGCCGTAACATAAGAGCTGTAATCCACAGCTCCAACAGGCAACGTATTCGATTGAATCAGTTTTCCGCGTCTGATAGCATATACGTCATGTGTGAGGCCATTTTTAAATTCTTTCAAGCCGGACGGATCAAATGATTCAATCACATCAAAGTACTTATACGTAGTGCCTGCGTCTGGTTCGCTTTGGGATGGAACAAAAAACACCTCATTATTCAAGAAGATAAAACCTTCAGTTAAGGTCAGGGTTCCGCCACTGATCGAAAGTGAACAGCCTGATAAAATTATCTGCGTATTGTTATTCAGAAGCGGAGAAGCCAAACCTTTAAAGGCTTCAAAAAGTCCGGTTTCTATCCAGCGAAAATCATTCATTTTTAAATTAAAACCGCCGTTATAAGTTGTGGTGAGCCTATTCATATTTAATAGTATAATTAATAGATGGTAACTTGTATTTTTTGACTAAAGCATGGAAATAGTCCTGATTAAATACCAAAGCAATTGGTATGTGAATGATAAATCCGGATAATGATTCATCAGATTTAAAAATGTAAAGAGGATCTTCCAGTTCTGAAGCGTTGAAAACAAACGTTTCCTCATTCTGTTCCTCCACATTAAAGATGTAAACATCGTCTGACTCTATGTAATCTTCAATCCAGATACGTTTTAAAGCCCCGTCAAATTCCCGGTTCAACAATTCTTCCAGCACACACACCTGACCGTTCCAGATAAGTTCATAAGTTTTGCGGTCATAAAATTGCTGGAACTGTGTGTGAAGGCTAATTAATGGCTTCATGACACATTGGATATACAACAACAACTCTATTCTATAAAGCCGGGGAGAAACCAAAACAGAAATCAAGTATATAAAGTCTATTGTGATCATGCTATCAGATATGTAATTGTTATTGCCAAAGGAAATGCCGGATCAATTTTCATAAAGCCAGCATTAGGCGTGTAATAATCGCCAACCGGCTGATAAGGATTAGCACCGTATTGAACGTCGCACGACTGTAATACAGGATTCTCAACTCCTAAAGCTCTCTGAATTTGATCTGTTAAATCTGTAGGTGTGAAAATGCCGTTAAATGGCAAATTACGGATGTAATTATTGATAGCATCTTCTACCGGTTTAACGGACGGATCCGAAAGTAATACACCCGAAGTATTCATCACCATAGGATCAATATAAACCTTGTAATATACTTTCATTAAATCAGCAGATCGAGAAACTGCCCCAACTTTCAGACCAGCGAACTTGATTTTTTTCAAATAAATATCAAAGGCATCTTTTTCCGGACCAGTCAATGGTTCCGGATCATTTCCGTTTAGTTTCGCCACTTTAATAAGCACCATTTCTGTCAGCTCCGTTACGGAAGCCATTTTAATGATTCGCGCGGATTCGTTAACAGTTGGATATACGAATTCAGTTCCATTAAAAACCAAAGCGTCGCCGTATTGAAACTCTAATGCTTTCTGCTGATACCAGAATGTATTACCGACGCGTATCTGTTTTGCTCGGTTTTCAATCCATGCTCTGTGTTCATCGAACAACTTTTCAATTGTCCATACAGCAACAGCTGTAACGAAGAATATCAATCGCCAGACCGCTACTTTACTGCTCGTTGTTAAATCACTTAACAAGGCCTGATAGGATGAAATGTTTGGCTGTAATGCTGTAAGCTGAGCCATTGATTCTTTCTCAGCGATCATTTCATCATAAATAACTTTAATCGTTCGTGCCATATCTTTTGTTTTTATTCATCTTCCGGATCAGGAATTATACACTCGGTTGGAGTGTCCTCATAATAAGCTGCTCCTATTCCTGCCAGTGCAGCATCCCAGATTGCCAATTGAGCAGTATCATTATCTGCTAATGCCTGTTCGTACTCTTCAACAGTGATTCTTCCGAATCCTGCTATACCAACTCCTGTAGGTGCTTCAATGCACTCAGGTAATTTCCAAAATGATCCCATTTATTTTGTTTAATTGTTTACTAACTAATAAAATATATTCCATCCTTTTGTGTATAATGTCGTTTCCACAGATGATCCGGAACCGCCGAATGAACTATACTGAAGTGATGTCATAGTAATAATCCCTCCTACATTTGCGAAGCCTAAACTATTAGCATATTCGGCGAATCCGACCACTCCAAAAACAGAAGTTTGTGTAATATTATGACTCACTTTATACCCATCTAAGCAAAGTGAAATGCAGTTCAGCAGTCCCGTTAGTTCGATGGAGAAGGTTTGTGATGACATATTACGAAGGCGTATTCTCTTCGCCTTGGAGGAGGAAACGACAGACACTGATAAGCTGACAGTAAGTATCATGTCAAGGTCTATTTCTTCAATATTTGAAGCCGTAAAAATAGTGGTGGCATTGACCGGTCTAAACAATACCCCTTCAGGTAGTGTTCTAAGAGGGCAGAGATTAAAAGCATTCGTGGCAATGTCTATATCATAAGTACCGGGGCTGATCTCAAGATTTTGCAAATTAGTGGCTGAATTAAAAAGGGAAGAGATATTTTTCAATTTAAAATTTTTAAATACAACAGATTCAAGCATTGAAGCTGGCTGTGAAGAAGAACCGAAATTGACTGTCCCCGAAATAACATTGGTATCGTTTGACACAATGATTTCTAAAATATTAATCGGGCGATTCCCGTAGGTAGTAGTGCCAGATGCTCCTATATTGAATGATGTATTTCTTGAACCATTTGAAGATTTTATCTTCAGCCATACTTGGCGATATCCTCTAAATTCGGAACCAGGCAATCCTATATTATAACCAAACATAAGATTAGTGAATCCAGATGTTATTGTTGCTACAGGCGGCAAAGAAACATCGGAATATACTTCGACAACAGTTGATCCTGAAAACCAATTTATTCCTCCTAACGAAAGCCAGTTAGGACTTTGTGAAAATAAAGCAAACAGAAGCCAGTAACAGTTGTCATTTGACGGAATTACAGGACGTGTCAGCCATTTAGTCGGGCGTTGCCAGCTACGTTCAGGGAGTTCGACAAGCAGATCATTACCACTTCCGGAAACTGTCAGAATATTGCCTGATGTATCTTTTACAACTATATCCTGAGTAGTTCCTGCCTGCCAAATATTGAAAGGCTGACCGTTTACCGTTACTGTCACATTGTAAGGATCTGTTCCGCTCATGCTACCAATAACCGGGTATTCAACAGATGAAGGATTCAAGACCGTAACAACGTCCTCATTGATCACTCCAGGAGCGATATATTCTCCTTCAGGAATATCTAATACTGTCAATGAATTGGAGCTCATGAAATCAAATAATCCCGATATTGCGCCGGAATGCTGGAGCAATACGTCAAAGATCGTTTGTGGATCCTGTTTAATTATACGTTGCTGTTGCATTTACTTCTGTTGTTGCTGTATTTACACTTACTTTGATATTTTTTGCTCCATCCGCTTCAAGCTGAAGCTGAATGTTTCTTTCCAGTTCCGCAGCGATCTTCGGAGACATCGGCGCATTCACATATTGAAGAATGTTAACCCCGATCAGCGGATGCTGCTTAAAGTGTCCAGGAGCTGAAGTTATCACATGGTTAATGTGCTGCTCATCGCTGTAATCAACGTTAAAATCACCATTTTTAAAAATGTCTGCAATAATGATATCCTTAGCCATGAGTTACATTTTTGTTTTCCATATCCTTAAAAGTGATTGCCTGAGAAGACATAGCACCATTGAACGCAGTTGCTCCATTCGGGCCGCTGGCTGCGGTTGAAGCTCCGACTGCATTCAACCCTGTCATTACAGCATTCTTCATTGCCTCACAATATTGCTTCAGTGCATCCAGGTTATTTTCCAGGTCTTTCAGTTTGACCAGGCCGCCAAAATCATCACCGCGCAGCTTCAGCTGTTCCTTTGGCATCAGCTCCATATTGACTATCTCGCTAAACAAAACAACTTTTAAATTTTCCAGCTTGCCATCGGCCATAGCACACAACACGATACTACCAACCTCCGGCTCTATGAATACGCCTGTCTCGTCATCGTTCAATACTGATCTGATCGTCACATCTTCCACGGTTCCGCCCTGGTTCAATTCAACTGATATTGTCCAGTTCACGGACTCAAAAGACTTTACTGTTCCGATCAGCAGATCAGGCTTAATCATCGACTTAACGACTTGTCTTATTGCTTTTACAATTTCACTCATGCGCTTGCTTTTGGTCCTGGTTGTACATCTTGTTCTATTCCGGATACTCCGAAGGAATACTTTACACCGTCGATATAATAATCACCTGTTTTGTCTGAATCCTGAGAATTCTGAAGCGTCAGTATATCGCCATGGAAAACGATCGGTGCGCCGAACAATTTAAGATCACCACGATAGCCATCATACTTTAGTTTCTCAGCTTCAGCCTCGGCAATTGGTTGCAATTGACTTTTGGGAATGTTAAAGAAATTAAGTGTTCGTTCTTCTCCGTCCGGATCACCAAACTCCACCTCTTCTTTTTTGCCATTAGCCATGTTTGAGATGGCAGTTACTTTAATCTTCACATCTTCTTTAGCCATATATTCCAGATTCTGAGATTTCACATTGCAATCAGAAGACTGATCAATAATCACTGTGTGCCGCTGATTGGAAGAGTCAGAATATTGTTTTCCAACGACCAACCAGCCTTTTCGGAAAAAGGAGTGAAAGCCGTATTCCTCTTTAATCTCATCCAGCAGCTGTGCACCTGTCTTTTTACTGACTACCTTTGAAGGAATCGTCACATCAAAAGCATCCACAGGAACGTTTAACACTCTCTGCAGGTAATCGCCCAATTTTTCATTTTTACAATTCTCGTTGATCTGAATACGCTTTAAATTCCACATCTCATCTTCACATTCAATCTCCACCGGCACTTTACTTCGAACCCGTGCAACATATCCTTTAAATATCTCTGTTAATGGTGTGCCTTCATAGCCTATCTTTACTGATACTTCACTGCCAACAGGGATTGCTTTTTTCAAATCATTGTAATCAATTTTCAATGCGGCAGGAAGCATAATAACAGCCTTATCCGTGAACTCTTTCCACGAACTTTCAACTGTAACCTGGTGAACAAAGTCAAACCAATAGTTACCGATCGTTATGCTGCTTTTTAAAACTTCCATACTCAATACATTGGTGCGGTTGATTTAAGATCAATGATCAGTGGCAGTGGTTTGGTCTCTTTTGCATTGAAGGAATAGGCCTGAAGATTCCAGTGAGGTGTTTTCGTTAGCGTTTCTGACAATACAACGATTTCGTAAATCCCCAGCTTATTCATCAGCTCATGTTCTATTTCAATAGGTGAGCTCTGATTCATCCATCCTTCGTATTCAATTACTTCTTCCAGCGGATATCTCGGTTCATTAGTGCTTAGAATTCCGGATACGGTAATTTGCCATTCACCATTATTAATGAATTCGTCAACAGAAGTATCCCTGCCCTGAACAATGGTTGAGACAATATTTTTTGTCCTGGTTAATTCAACAACCGCCGATTCAAGTAACATATCTCTTTGTCCCGGCTTGCCTTTAAATAATAATGGTTGCCACAGTGGCATTCCCGGCAGATAAGAAGACATGCCATAGTCTTTCTTGGATGCGATTGAAATATTCTCATAACCGATCGCAATCTTTGTAGCTTCCTCCAGCGCGATTTCATATTCTATCTTGTCACGGGACGAAAGCAACTTGTTGACAGCAACACCAAGCGCCGGATAGTAATTAATATCCGCCGCCATCACTGCTAAATCTTGTATTTTAAATTCCATTTAAACACTTTTTAAATTGCGGTTTCATAATCTCGCACAGCTCCGATCAAAGCTTCGGATACTTGTTTCTTAATATCTGCAGCCCCTTCTTTTACTGAGCTTGTCTGAATGATCAGATTCTCCACCAGGCGTTCTATTCGAACACTGATGTTTCGCTTTTCACCTCCGGAACCTGATCCGGAAGAACTACCGGAAGCCGCCGATCCTGATTTCTGACCTAAGCGTGACTTTAAGCGTGTAATTTCACCAGCCAGCCTGTAGTATTCTTTTGTACCGATCTTTGTTGCCGATTTCTGCTCTTCCAGTAACTTGATCTGCTTCTTAATCGCTGCTTCCGTATCATCCGCCGGTTGCTGTTTCGTTTCCAGATCAGGAATCGCCACCGGAGCTTCCGGCTGTGTTGCTTCGGGTTGTGACGAAGTCTTTTGTGCGTTCAGTTCTTTTTGTAAAGAGGCAACATTTTTTCGGTATTGAGATTGTTTTTGCCGCGACTCTTTTCCTGATTCATGCCAAGCTGACGTTCCCGTTAACCAATGAGCAGCAATGTTTGCGATGTTAGGCCCATCCTGCTTATTAAGAAGCTCATCTTTCTTTTCCTGAACCAGAAGTTCTTTATTCGCTTCTAATTCCGCTTGCTTATCAATATTTTTGATAAGATCCTTATAAGCACTATTTAAGTCTTCTATACGTCCTTTGTGCAGATCATACTTTTGAATGATGCCAGGATACTTGTTGTTTAATTCTGTCAAGGCCTGCTTGTAATCGTCAGAACCTTTTTTGGCGGATTTTAAACGGCCGAAAAGCAGATCCAGTTCTGTACGTTCTTCTACTGTCTTTTCAATTACCTTTTGTTTAACAGCAGCTTGAACCTGTGCCGCTACAGTATTTGTTTTCATCGCTCGTGTGAGCGCATAAATTCCAGCGGCAGCTGCCACAGTACCGGTAATGATCAGGCCGATCGGATTAGCGTTCATCGCAGCATTCCATATCAATTGAGATGCGGACGCTGCTTTGGTTGCCACATTCTGGTAAATTGTGGATTTACGAAGTAGTTCGATTCCACTTTTCGCACCGGTAACTAATGGAACAAACGCCGATATTTCACGAACAGTTTCGCTCAGAGGTGTCAGGTAGGCAATCGTTCCGCCTGTCAGGTTGTACAACGACACTTTCATATCATCAACACGCGCCTGCCAGCGTGCGAGCTTTTCCTCGTCAGATTCCATCATGGTTGCTGCATAACGCTGCGCCTCGTTGGTTCCTCTGATGGACGCTGTCATTTCATCCTGCGCATCTGCAGTAGCGATCAATGCTTGTGCAGCTCCGGAATAAGGACCGCCGAATAATGCCCCGATCAACGCAGTATCTTTAGCGATTGGTTTCAGCATTCGGAGTTTATCTGTGAATGACACCGTGGTATCCGCTAATTTGCTGATGTCAATACCAGCACCCCGCAATTCGTCCTGAACTTTCTCCGGCAGGAAACGGCCTTTTGAGAGCTGCTCCAATACATTTCGAAGAGCAGTTCCACCTTCTGCAGATTTATAGTTTGCTTTGTCCAGGAACTGAAGAGATGAAAGCATTTGTTCAAATTCCAAGCCAGCACGTTTTGCAGCACCTCCGGCAACACCAACTGCCGCCTGCAGTTGTGGCAATTCTGATGATCCGGCATTTGCGGAGGCAGCCATGGCATTCATCATGACCGTCATTTGCTCCTGCGCTTTTGCGGCATTGGTCAGGTCAACATTGTATTGTTGTACTGCAGTGGAAAGTACTGCGGCAGCTCCGGGCACATCTCCACCCATAGATTTTGCCAAGACCTCCGCATTACGAGCCATAAGATTAAACACTTTCGGTTGTTGTGCCAGCTCCGGTCCGAGCTGCGCAAGAATCAACTTGAAAGTTTCAATGGATTTAGCGGCATCACCCCCGAATTCCTTCGCGTTCTCGCGGGCCATATTACCAAGCTCCCGCAGTTTTTTACCGGTAATCCCGGACATTGCCTCCAGCTCTTTCAGAGCAGCGTTATACTTTAATCCCGGCTCAGCAGCATTACGTAAACCTTCCGAAACATTATCAATACCCTGAATGACTGATTGAAAAGAAATATTCTTCAAAGATTTGCGCATGGATTCCCATGTGTCTTTCGAAGCTTTTTCCACATCTTCCACTTTATCACGCAACGAGGTTACTTCCGATCGGAGCTTTTTCAGCTCTTCGAAAATACCGTGGCCGATATTCATATCGAATGTTGCGTCACTCATTGTTCTTGTGGGTTATTGATTGCTATATATGCTTGTATTACTGCAGATTTTATCGTTTCTCCCATTGCTGCTGCCGCGCGTTTTTCTTTGTAGTCTAACAGCCACAACACATCTCTGGAGCGTTCGATAAATTCTTCATTGGTTAATGAATTGGGGTCTAAGTGAAGCTCACTGCGGATTAACACAGCGAGCTTTCTGAATTCGGCCATCCCTATTTCCCCAGGTATGGGAGTGGCTATAGCTTTTTTGAGCTTGCCTTATAGAATTTAAATAGTGAGGCGATCTCGTTGGCTACTGCGAGTTTCAATTCATCTTCTGAATTGATCAGTGGATCCCCACCCAGATAACAATTCTGAAACAGGAACAGATTTTGCTTCACACTATCGTCAGGTGCATATTCTTCTGCAGCCAGAATCTCATCTAAGCCTGGTTTACGAGCAACACCAATGATCTCTTCAAATTCCTGCTCTTTTCCCTCCTCGCGTGGAAGAGGTATTTTTACGGGAATCTCATAAATCTTGTGATCCCCATATTCTTTTTTCCATGCTGCTATCTGGGCAGGTGTTACTGATCTTAATTTCTTTGTCATTTTATATTAATTAATGATTAGAACTCTGTTTGTGCGTGCCATTTGATATCGGATGTAATCAACTCAAATTCGTATTCAGATAACATATCGCCAGCTGAAAGAGCTCTTCCGTTAGTGAGGAACTCGCAGTTCCGAACTACATCGACCACCAGCTCATCAGCACCTTCTGGGAGATAGGTTACGACTATGTCAAACATTGGAATTGACTGTAAGCGTCTGCCACCAGCCGCTTTTTGAATCCCTACCACTTCAAACTGATAAAGCTTGATTTTACATGTCGCCTTATAGTTCCCACGCCCCCTGTTATTTGGCATACCTCCGGCGCCAGGATTGTCTTGTTTATCGGTGGTGTCATCGTAAGAAATAGAAGAAAAACCCGTCACGGATCTTCCTAAAAAATTGAGCCTAACGGAAGCGAATACATGCCGCTTCCCGTTAATTAATGGTTGTAAATCTGCCATGAATTACGAGTTAAAAGGGTTATTAAATCCGATTTTGATAATTATCTTTCTGGCAGTTCCTACCGGAGTAATGGTCAGTACTGCTTCCAGCTGAGAGGTTGCCAGGATATCCTGAGCAGGCTCTATTGTGAATGTAAATCCGGAGATTTCGCCAGCTGTCAACATTTCATCGGTGATCGTTTTGTTACCGACTTGTTCCAACATAGCTACCACATTAGGAGCGAGCTGACCTGTATTTGGGTCAACATAGATCGGACTATTCAGATAAGGCAAAAATGCGCGTCTGATCAGGCGGGTAGCTTTATCAATAGTCCGGTTGTTTTCCAGGTAAGCGAAATCATCAGTTAATGTGGTACAGGTGAATGAATCGTTCCAGTACAAGCCTGCCTGCGGATCATCCGCAAAATCCTTCAGGAACACCAGTCCGTTATCATTCATTGTTGTGAGCTGGGATAATGACAGCTGAGAAATTTCAGTTCCACCAACAGCTGCTTTCATCAGGTTGCCGCCGATCTGGTTGAATTTCTGCAACCATCCGATATTCTCATGTACAGCTGCTAAGGACGCTGTCCCAAGCGCCCGACCGATAGCACACCGATATTTTGTATCGTTATCCTGAGCAATAGCATAGTTTTGACCAGCAACTGCAGTTACATTCCGTGCATTTTTGTTGTGATAATTTGTCGATGTGGCAACAGCAACTGTCAAGCCGACCATTTCCACCAAAGCAGATAATGGGTAATGATTAGTACGCAGTGTTGTCGTTACTGACTGAGCAGCGGCGATCACTGCATCCAAATCAACAGGCGTTGCCGGAATACCCGTTAACTTATCATTGTAGCTGTAGCCGACCAGCTTGACAGCTCCACCGGAACCAAGTACCAAAGGCTCTGTTTTCTGAGTGACCATCTGTGCATACGTCAGTGTATTATCGACACCATATATCCATACTTCTCCAGTAGATGGATTAGAAAGGAAAAAGTCTTTGATGTTTTCATACACCAATACCTTATTAGTGGTATCATACGTCTCGTCGATCAGGAGCGCATCCAGGTCAGCCAAAGCTGTCAGCCTGTATGCTTTATTCAACTGAAACCCGCCGACCACTGCAACCGCGTTGAACAACAGACCGCTAACGCCGTCTGTTGCTGCCACACGTCTTCCAAGGCCTCCGGACTGCTGAACTACTATTACATCATTAAAAGCCATGATTAATCGTTTTGAACAGGTTTGTAATCTTCCTCGGAAACATCCTCAGTTTCTTCTTCTGTTGCTGCAGGATCATCCGACTGAGGTTTAGAAGCGTCAGCAATAGCTTGAAGCAACTCGGCTTTTTTAGATTTTGGATTCAGATCCAATCCTAATGTTTTGCCAAATTCAGCCAGTTCCTTATTGGTTTTTGCGGACAGATCGCCTTCTTTAACAAGAGGCAATACTTTTGTTTCAGATTCAATTTCAGATTTCTTTACCGTCTCGAACTTTAGTCCTGATTGCTGGTGAAACTGATTGGCATAACCTTCGTTCTTACGGGTGAAGATCTGGCCGTCTGCGAAGAGGATACATTCCGTTTCCTCCGGATATACCTTGAAGAACTCTTCAAGGCGTGAGATATGCTCTTTTTTCATTGTTGTTTTGTATTAGATGATTTTCGTTCTTCGCGTGGAAGGAGCGCAAGAAACTCCGGGCGGATCTGATCAGGGAACTGAGATTCGGAAACACGAACCCGAGTTTCAAGGCAGTTATACAGGCGATTTTCAACATCTGACAATCGGCTGTTAACTGTAAACAGCCATACCGCCATAATGCCTGTTGCGCCGTATTTTAATATGTATTCCGGGAAAAGCTTATCCATTGCCGTTGTTATTTACCAGTCCAAAATTCCGGGTATGCTTCTTTGACCTTGAATGACGGGCAGGCTTTAGCTGCTACTTCATTATGGCCGATCACTTTAATATTGGGGATCAGTCTGCGTATCTCTTCCAGGCATACTTTTAACAGGTGTTTCTGGAGTTCCGTCCGGGTGTCTTTTGGCTTCCCGGAGGAATCAATACCGCCGATATAGGAGAAATGCACTCCACAGGCATTATATCCTATCGCGCCGTTCGTCACGTTATTGAAGTCCGACAGAACAGTAAATCCGGACGTACCTATCAGTATGTGATAGCCGGGATTCTGCCACTTTAAAGTATTCTTCCAATAGTTTAAAATAGATGATACAGAAGCTGTCGGCTGGGTAGCTGCACAGTGAATCACCGCGTGAGTTATCTTTCTTTTAATTGAGAGATTTTTGAAGTACTCTCTCAGCTCCTGTTCGCTTTTAGCAGCCGGACATTCTTCCTGAATATCCGGGACAGCCATGAAATCTAAATCCTCACAAAATTCTGATTCGGCAAGAATTCCAACCTGATAAAGCTCCTGTATCATCTGTATCTGTGTTTAGTAGTTAAGCAGCTGGTGAATAGATCGCCGCAATTCCTTTGTTTCTGATCGGCATGGATAATCCGCGCATTTGGAAACCAAATTTGTCACCTCGTTCATCCGGATCTTTCTCTCTGGCGAACATATCAACAGTTCCCTGCGCTCTCATTACTTCATCTTTATGAAATGCAATGGATGCACGCACGTCTGTGGAAGGAGCATCAGTTGCCTGCCATGCCACTTTAGCACCAGTTGTTTTGTTGTAACGAGGTAAGCGCTTGGATGCCAAAGAATAGAGTTTGAACCCGTACAACGACTTATCTTTCAGCAACTGGTTGTACAGATCCCGGTCTTCATTCTGCAGATCCATTCTGTGTTGAGCTGACAGTACAAGAATTCTTCCTTCTGACGGCATCTCAGCTTCATCAAATTGCCGTTGTAGATTCAACACGTCGGCAAACGTCAGGCGTTTATTACCGGAACCATTGTTGGCACCGGTAGCGGTGATAATAGGTGTATAAGTACCGTTTGTTGCAGGGGCGATCCGGAAAGCGGCATATTCCATAAAGCGCATTCTCAATGCCATCCGATGACCGAAAAGAACAGAGGAGCGTTTATCATACGAAAGCTCTGCCGTTTCAATGGCACGAATCAGCGTATTCTCTGTATCATACGTATCCAGCGGCAGTGCCAGTGCTGTATCTGCACGCTGTGCAGTGGCGATCGGATAAGAAGTATTATTGATCAGCACATCCGGATTAACACCTGCCTCCGCCAAGTTGATAGTGTCATTGTCAACGAATGCTGTCATATCACGGCATTCGGATAAGAACATATCATCTGCGTAGAATCCTTCCATCAGATCCGGAAGCCAGATTTCTTTGTTTAATCCTGCCATGGCTGTTGATTCATAGGAAGGCGTCATAAAGGAGGCGATACCTACACCAACAGCGCCGGCAAAGAAAGGGATGCCAAGAACGGCACTTACGGGAACCGCTATCATCGTGACAGCGATCAGGGCGAAAAATAGTTTCTTCATTGTTGCTTGTGTTTTGATTTTACAATTTGATTCCTGTCTTTTGCGCCAGGGCTTTGTAGCGGTCAGGATCTTCTTCTTTCATTTTTAAAAGCCCGGCAGTGTCTTTTCGGGACCAGTCGGTGAAGCTCCAGTCCTTATTCTCTTCAGATACAGGATTGCCTTTGTTTGCTCCCGGAGTGACCGGTAGGTTTTCTTTAGCTTGCAACGCGGCTATTCTTCGTGCTGCCAAGTCATAATTGGCTGTTGCCAATTGTTCCCAATCGTCAGACTCTGCCTTTGGAATTCTGCCGTCAGCAACGGCCGGATCAATCAATGCACGGATGCGTGCTTTAGTCGCAGCAGCTGTCTTTTCCTTCAGATCATCATTCTCTTTAGACAATCTTTCTACAGCTTCATTTACCTGCTCGTCTGTAGCGTCATCCGCTACGCCAAGAATTGACTTGGCTTTTGCGCTCAATTTCATGTGCTCATCATTTTGATTATTACTTGGTTGTTTAATGAATTTCTGATCGAAGGTGTTAGCCAGGGCAGTGAAGGACATGGATTGCAATGCAGCCAGATCGATATCATCCAGCACGGTATCTGAGATCTGATCTACTAATCCGGCATTCAGAGCTTCTTCAGCGCTGAACCAGTTGTCACCATTCAGCCAGGCTTTTACTTCCTCTTCGGTTTTACCTGTCTTAGCTGCGTACTTGGTTATGAACTGTTTTTCCATTGTCGTCAGCAGCTGTGCTGCTTTGCTCATCGAACTGGCGTTGCCTTCCACGATTCCGGACGGCGCATGGATCATGACAAAAGCATTATCCGCAATTGATACCGTATTACCTGCCAGCATCAGGATAGATCCCATACTGGCAGCGAGGCCGTCAATTACAATGTGGATCTTTGCCTGTGAGTTCCGCAGTGCATTGTAGATAAGATTACCGTCGAATACGCTACCTCCGGGAGTGTGAAGATGAATCGTCGCTTCTGTCTTTGACTTTAAAAAAGCCTTTAATTCCGATGCGATGTACTGCCCGTCACCACCCCAAATGGTTCCATATAACTGACCTGTTGATCCCTCTGATGTGAAATACATTTTACGTTGTTTTGAACTCCAAAATTGAGGGCGTTTTTTGGCTAAAAAAAATCAGGAAAACACAAGAGTAATGCTACTGTAACATAATGTTTTTAAGGCTTAAGCATTATGAAAAAGCAATTTTTTAAGGTCTGAAATTCCGCTGAATTTTGATTCATGAATCAAGAGGAAAAAAAGCAGAGAGCGTATGAGTTTTATGTCCTTTCTTCCGTGAAAAGAACCCGGAAAGAAATTGCCAAACTGGCACAGGTGACGGAGAAAACACTGCGGGAATGGATCGACAAATACGACTGGGATAAACTTCGGGAAGCCCGGCAGATCACACGACCACAATTACTTCAGGAAGCCTATGCACAGCTGAAAGCTATCAATCAGGTCATTCAGACAGAACACAACAATGTTCCGAACAAAGAGCTGAGTGATGCTAAAGCAGTGATCCGTAAGGAAATTGAAGCGTTTTCATCACAGCCAATTCACCGCTACATTGAAGTGTTCGAGGAGTTCATCGAATGGCTGTCAAAAAATGAGCCTGTACAGCTCAATACGTTCGGAACGCTTTCTCAGCGATTCATACAGGAACTATCCAAACAGAAGTAGAAGTAATGGCTGGCGAAACACATAAGCTGAAGGACAAACAGGCAGTCAAGCGCTACGATGAATTAATCCAGCGGATCACGGCTCACAGTCAGATCAATCCTTTTGAGACTGACAAGGAAAAGAATGTCCGAATCTCAAAAGCAAAAGCAGACTTCAAGTATTTCGTTGAAACCTACTTCAAACACTACGCAGAGAGCGAAACTCCTTTTTTTCACATCCGGATAGCAAGAAAAGTACGGCGGAACAAGAAATACAAAGGCTGGCTAAAGTGGGCGCGCGGACATGCTAAATCAGTAGTTGCTACTGTACTGCTTCCGTTATGGTTGTGGATCAATGATGACATTAAATACATGGTCGTTGTTGGGCAGACGGAAGATAAAGCAAAAATTCTGCTTAGTGACATTCAGGCAGAGTTCGAATACAACCAACTACTGATTAACGATTTCGGTGTTCAGAAAGGCACTAATAACAAATGGGAAGAAGGGTATTTCGTCACCAATTCCGGCTTCAAGGCAAAAGCGCTCGGAATGGGACAGGATCCGCGCGGATTAAGAACAGTTGCTGATCGGCCGGACTATATCGTCGCGGATGACTGGGAAGGAAAAGATACAGCCAAAAATCCGAAACGCCAGGATGAATATGCCGAATGGTTCCTGCGAGGAGTGATCCCGACAATGGATAACAAAAACAGGCGTGTCCTTATCGCGCAGAACCACTGGACGCCAAGAATGATCTTTTCCAAGATCGTGGAAGAAAATTCCGGCTGGGATATCGACAGGCTTGACGGTTATGATCCGGTAACTTATATGCCTACCTGGAAGGAGAAGTACGACCGATGGTTCTTTAAAGAGATCGAGCAGGAAATAGGTACGATCAGAGCGTTAGCAGAGTATAATAATACACCACATATCGAAGGTAAGCTATTCCTGGACGAATACATCCAATGGTGTAAGCTTCCGCAGTTACGATCAATGACAGCTATCATAGGCCGCTGGGACGTAGCGTTTGCCGGCACAAAGACTTCCGATTATAATGCCGTCCGGATTTGGGGCTTAAAGGATGGTAAAAAATACCTGATCGACTGTTTTGTCAAGCAATCCAAAGTAAAAGAGCCACTGAACTGGATCGCCGATTTTCAATCACGGCTTCCTGAAGGAATTAATGTGCAGATAGGTTTTGAAGCGCAGTTCTGGAACGAAGAGATCTACCGGAACATTAAAGAAGTTGAGGAAGCTAAGAAGATCAGCCTGAACCTGGTTAAGATCGACCGCAGGAAAGGTAATAAGTATGATGACATCATTAAGATGTTGCCACAGTACCAGAATAGCCGGATCTATTACAATCACCATCTCCGATCACACAATGATACACAAGTTGGACTGGCACAGCTGAAGGGAATCGAGCCCGGCTACAAAACAAAAGACGATGCACCGGATGCAGATACCTACTCTTTCGATTACCTGGATGCTTTCGAACGGCACGACAGGAATCCAAACAGAACAGGGGGAACAAGAACAAACCGAAAATTTTAGACGCAATGGACTTTTTAACGATAAACGACTTTTTCAAAGTCATTCAGCCGGAAGAGCTGATTGATGTAGTAGGTGAATATGAAGATCCGACGGATCAGGGAGCTGTCATATTAGATGCGCTGGAGCTGGATGCGATCGGAGAAATGACCGGTTATCTGTCTATCCGCTATGATGCGGCAAAATGCTTTGATAGCACCACGGACAGGATTCCGATCATTATTCAAAAGTGTGTGGACATTGTGCTATACAATGCCTACAGTGCTGTTGCTCCGAACAATATTCCAAAGCTTCGGACAACACGCTACGAAAATGCGGTGAACTGGCTGGAGAAAGTAGCGAGCGGTTTTATCGCTCCGGATCTTCCAGTGAAAGAGGATCAGCCCAAAACACCCCTCAGATATGGCAGCTCGCAAACTAAAACAGACAACTTCTTTTAATCATGGCAAAGAAACAAGCAAAACAAGCACCGGAAACGGCACAGCCAAAGCAACGCCCGGACAGACTGGTAACACGTATTATCCGCAGCACTAATGCGCGGTCTAAAAAAGATATTCAGCAATGGCGTGTCGCGCTGCAGCAAGCAGAGAATGCCGATAACCCAAAGCGGATACTTCTTTATAACATCTATAATGAAATTCTTATTGACGCGCATTTGTCTGCAGAAATCGAACGGCGTTTAAATGCACTGCTCGGAAATAAGTACGAATTGTATGACGAAGACGGAACCGCACAACCTGAAGCTTCAGCAATGATCAGAAAAGAATGGTACAGACAGCTGCTGCGCTGGGCATGGGAAACGATCTTATGGGGCCATTCGCTGGTTGAAATCGAAGCACTCACTCAGGATGGTTTAATCGGAAGCGTGAGACTGGTGAACCGCTGGCACGTTTACCCGGAACGTGGGATTGTGGCAGTAAAACAAGGCGACGAAAATGGGATTGACTACAGATTAGACAAGAAGTATTCGCCCTGGTTGTTCGAGATCGGTGATCCGTACGACTTAGGTTTGCTCAACAAATGTGTTCCTCATGTGATCTTTAAACGTTTTGCACAAAGTGCCTATTCAGAGTACTGTGAAGTGTTGGGGATTCCGCCACGGGTGCTCAAAACTGATGCACTGGATCCGGAACACCTGAACCGCTCCGAAGACATGATGGCAAATATGGGTACAAACTCTTATGCTGTCATCGGAAAAGATGAAGAGATTGTTTTTGTGAACGCTCAGGGCGGAGATGGTGAGATCTTTACCAATCTGTTTAAAATATCTTCAAATGAGATTTCCAAATTAATAGGTGGAGCTGTAATCGGAGAAGACTCGCAACAAGGATCAAGAGCAAAAGAACAGGTAGCTTATGATTTAAGCAAGTCCATCCAGCAAGCGGACAAGACAATGATTGAAAGTGTGATTAACGAGCAGATCATTCCACGTCTTGTTGAAATGGGTTATCCGTTCGCAGGGTTAACTTTTGAATTTATCCGTGAAAAGAACCTGACTGAAGAACTGGATATGGCTTTGAAAATAGCACAGCAGTTTGATATGGATAAGGAAGGCATAGATTATATGAATCAGACGTTCTCTGTACCTGTTGTGAAGCAGAAACAAAATTCCGGGTTCGACGGAGCAGCTCCTGAAGCTAAAGGGAACAGCTCTTTTTTCGGCTAAGCCCCGATGCACTCGGGGCACAGCTCGCAAAAACGTATGATCTTACTGCCGTAACTGCAGCAAGCAATATCTTCAGTGACGATGAGCTGGAACGAATTGCACGGAAGTTTTTCAATGATAAGGGCGAACCCGTCGATGATGAACTTTGGAAAAAGAATTATTCCGAATTATCTAAAGCGATCGGAAAGGGTTATACCGTTGTAACAGACGAGCAGGATGTCCGGATGAATTACGAGCTGAAAAATAACGTTGCCGTCTTCGCTGCTTTCAAAGCCTGGCGCATGGGTGGAGATGTAAGCAATCTGCTTGTGGATGAAAATGGTAATAAAAAACAATGGGGCGAATTCCTGAAGGATTACAAAAAGATAAATGGTGATTATAATGTTCACTGGTTATCTGCAGAATACAATCTGGCACAACGCCAGGCAAGCGCTGCACGTCAATGGCAGGACTGGCAGCGGGATAAGCATGTTTATCCAAACCTGGAATATATGCCTTCCAAAAGTGCTAACCCAAGTGAGCAGCACAAGCTCTATTACGGCATTATAAAGCCGATTGATGATCCGATCTGGAATTATATTCTGCCTCCGAGCAGGTGGAACTGTGATTGCTGGTTAAAACAAACAAGGGAAGATCCTACCGAACATGACGTGGAAGTTCCGACACCACCTGCAGGAATTGTTGGGAATCCCGGAAAGACAGGAATGATTTTTTCACCGGATCATCCATACATACCGAAAAGCAAGGCTGAAAAGCAGGAAGTGCGGGAATCTTTCAATCAATTGCGAAATGCTTTGAATGAAGAGTACATTGATTTCAAGGCGAAAAAAGGAAAGGTGCGGGTGAGCATGAACGCAGATCCGGATGATTACCTGGACAACTTCCGGTACGCAAAAAATGTCAGCGATCAACATCCTGGAGTGTTCAAAATTTTGGCGCATTCAAACAAACAAGGTGTTAAAAACCCGGAGTTCAACTATAAAGGGTTTGTCGGTGACAGAACCGCGGCAAAAACATCCTATCCGGAGAAGTACATCAACAATAGCTTTTCGGATAAAATGGGTGTAAAAAAACAGCTCAGAAGCTTTGATAAAACATTCATTGCGCTGGACTTCGGTAATATTCTTAATGAAGACAACGTGCTTAGGGCTGCTCAACAATTGTATGGAAAGTTCAAACGTTATGAGACCGTTCATTTTGTAATCTGCAGGAAAGGTAACAAAACAGTTATACTATCTAATGGCAGCAGCATTAAGGATATGAGCGATAAAATCACAAAAGGACTGCTATAAAATAACAGTCCTTTTGGGGCGGGATTGGCAATGCCGCTCCCTATATTTACAAATATACAAACAAATGGCTGATTTCAAAAACATTGATAAAAAAATAGCTAATCTGGAACGATACATCCGGACAGAGCTGCCTACCATTATAGGCGTGGAAGGAGTTAACCATTTCAAAGAATCGTTCCAAAACGAAGGGTTCACCGATCGAAATCTACAAAAATGGCCTCAGGTAAAAAGAAGAACGGCGACATCACCCTGGTATGGGTTTAAATACGGTTCCAACAAAATATCTAACGCAGCCACCAGTAGAAAGATTCTTACGGGTGAATCAGGCGCACTGGCAGATTCCATACGATGGAAGCTATACGCAAATGGAATCCGATTTATTGCCGCCACTAAATACGCCAAGATTCAAAATGAAGGAGGTGAGGTGAAGGTATTCGGCCGGGCAACCAAAAGAATTCCGGCAAGGAAGTTTATGGGAGATTCTGAAAAGCTTAGAAAGCGGATTGTTGACATAGTAATTAAGGACTTTAAACGTATAATGAAATGATTGTTTTAAATGAAATTTACACGGTATTAAAATCCCGTTTAAAAGAGCTTCAGGAGATAAAAAAAATTGACTGGTACAATAATCAGTATAACAACACGGAAGAGGAGAAAGCAACTCGTTATCCTGTAGTATATGTTGAATTCATTGATCCTATTTCGTGGATCCAGAACGGTGATAAGTTTCAACATGGAACTGCAACCATCCGACTACACTGTGTAGTATATGATCTGCAGGACACGCCGGTGCGCTGCATGGAGTTTGTTCAGAAGATCTACGAGCACATTAACAGTAAGAGCTTGTATGATGCTACCGATTTTCAGCTAACTACAGAGCTGGTACGCCAGGCAACAACATTTCCAAAAAGGTATAATCAGCTAAAAGTGGTGATGATGGATTTTGTCTGCGAAATATTCGACATCAGCAATATGCCGGAAGGAATAGCCGTACAGCCGGTTGAATTTATTATCTCGACTTCCAGTTAAAGTGTGGAAATTTCTTTGACAGTTCCGGAAGTGTCGGCTTCTCATTGACAATCTGTGACAACTGATCTACACTGGCCGATAACACTACTATAATACGAGGCGCTGTCAGATAGAATTCTTTTTCCAGATGTGCAATACAGTCGTCATATCGGTAACGGTTAATTTCCGCATGAAAATAATAACGGTGTAACAGCGCTTCGTTGCGATCAGGTAGGAAATAATTGCGGGGCCGTTGCTTTCTTACAGCCGGCTGTTGTTCAGAGAATAAATCGGAAAATAGAGATTGTTGCCCACGCATATTTCCAAATTTATGGGGTTAATTTGAATTTTGCAAATGGGAATTAAAAAAACCGCCCAAACAGGCGGTTTTAATGTTATTTTACGGTCTTTTCAACCTCTTCAGCAATTTTTGCAAGGTTGATTTCGATTCCCTTTTCTTTTGCTATCTGTTGTAAAACCTGCAACTGCATACTTTGCATTATTCGTAACCTCTTTGTATATTTAAGCATACTGTTCATCCACATGAACGCATATATCACTAAACAAAGAGAGATAATTAAAATTAGTATTCCTATATTCGATTCCATAGTTATATTTTTAGTTTTCACAAAACTAATAAAAAAAGTTACGAGACAACCATCTCACAAGCTCTTTGATGCCCGATAACAGATTCATCCCATGTTGAGTACCTTTCCTGATAACCGGAATGTTCACCGCCAAAAATCATCGTTTCAAACAAAATCGGAGCTTCATCTTCTTTAAACGACAGAGAATGATCAATTCCCAAAAAAACAGTTGAAACCTCAACACCCTGAATCATTGTTTTTTTTACAATCCGATTTTCTATTTTTGCATGCCATTGAGCCCATTCAATGCTATTTACTTTTTTAGGAACTTTATTTTCTAAAATGTAATATATATTCAAATCATCTATATAGTTCATCGGTCTTACATCTATCTCTTTCCCACCGAGCATAACCTTAATAGATGCCCAATTATATTTTTTATTTTGCATAACCTGAGTTCTTTTACCACGTTAATACTTTTTCTTCTACAAATTTGCAATTCCTCTTTATTCAAATAGTAAATTTTAGGCTCATTATCTTCTTCATACATGGTAATGGCATACATATCGTTATATCCACTCCCTGAATCTATCCATGGCTTTACCAGTTCCAGAAATTTCTCAATTTCATTTTCGTAATTTTTCAGATTTGATCGTGCAGATAAAATCCATTGGTCCGTAATTTCATCCTGCCACATCTTTATTACAGGATCACTTACAGCAAAATAATAACTGCCATTTACCAACACATTTCGATCTTCTTCCCAAAGATAACCTTCTGGCTCTTCTTCCAAATCGCCAGCTAAATATCTTATTGTGTCTATAACATTTTGAGGCGTATTCTTTTTAAAACTTGCGCCAAATATTAGTTCCGTGTACATTCCCATTTCTTAATTTTTAATTGTTTCAAATTATTGATTTATTGGTTTCCATTTACGTTTTTGTAAGCTAATACCGTACTGTTTTACGGTGTCTGTTAATATCGTAATTTCGCTTTTTTTACTTTTTTCAAACTCGTTAATTACTTCAGCAAGTTTGCTAAGTGAATCACAAGCAGTGTTACAAACGTGGTATATATTTTTTAGTGCTTCCGTCAATTCATCTACTGTAAATCTTGTCACGATTGAAAGATGTTCTAATTCTTTATTTATTCTATCCGAATCAAATTCTGAATATCCTAATAATGTCCAATCCATATCAATATTCAACTAAATTCATAATACTTTCCAACCTGGACAATAGTCGTACTGAAAGGAAAGCTGTCTTTTGAAATCTGGTTCAGTGTGTTGATCAACACAGTAGATCCGGTAAACAATACATGCTTCATTTCATTAAACTCTATTTGAATCTGCGCATATTCTCCTTTGATTTTAGATGGAGAAATAATGTAGGCATGAACAATTATTTCCTTGTTTAAAATCCAGTTTATCTGAACTTTGTTACCGATGAAATGATTAGTTTCATTTCTTATTCCGAGATCACTGAACTTCTTCATATACCTTTAATTTTTTGATTAGATTTTTTGTGTCGGCATGCTTTGCCCAACCCATATACCCGGCAATAGATGCTTTGTTTTTTCGTTTCTTGAGCATCCGTGCAAAATTCTTTTTAATGCTCTTCCGGAGTAAGATGTGCGTGTGGTAGAATTTATAGCCTATAAAATCAATGCCGCGGGATGCAACGGGAAATACCTGGTAATTATCCTTTACCTGTAAGTTCAGCTCTTCGTTTAAATACCGTTTAATGGCTGCTAAAATACCGTGTAAAAAAGGTTTATTATCAGAGAGGATCACAATATCATCTGCATATCTGAAGTAGTATTTCACCTTCAGCTCTTCTTTGATCCAGTGATCAAAATAACACAGGTAGAAGTTTGCAAAATACTGACTAAGATAATTTCCAATAGGAATACCCGGTGCGCTGGCAATAATCTCATCCAACGACCATAACAGATCCTTGTCTTTTATTTTTCGACGAAGAAGCTCTTTTAAAATGTCATGATCCACGCTCGGATAAAACTTCTTAATATCCAGCTTCAGACAGTAACGTGTACCTTCTTTATCCTTCAGGGACTTTTTGAGCCTCCGGAAAGCTGCGCCTATTCCCATACCTTTAATACAGGAATACGTATCGCTTGTGAATGTGGAGACAAATAATGGTTCCAGGATATTCATAATAGCGTGGTGGACGATGCGGTCAGGATAATAAGGAAGGCTATAAACAAGACGCTCTTTTGGTTCAAAAACTGAAAACGTTGAATAAGCGGATGTTTTATAGCCTTTTTCCTGCAGTAATTTATGCAACAGTAAAATGTTCTCCTCACGATGCAGATCATGGGCTTTTACACCGTATTGTTTTGACTTACCCTTTCTTGCTTTTTGATCTGCCAGGATAAGGTTTTCAATACTGATCACTTGTTGAAATAAATTACCTTTTCTTTTCATCTCCTTTGTTTTTCGGTCATCTTCGGAAATCCTACCAATGCCCTTTTGTAAACTTTATCTTTTGCACTGTTGGCAAGGTCTATGATGCAATTTCAAAGTTGTGGGCTGAGAACCGAGTTCGTGTTCGTGTTCGTGTAATTCGAATCGTTGAACTGGAAACCTGAACAACGAACCACCGGCTACAGCTACATCATACAACCTGATTGTTTTATTTTTTCGGATTGTAAAGCTCCTTAAAGATCGGAGCTGTCAACTCCGCGAATTGTTTCGATTTCGCGGTTGTCTGTTGGGAATGGAGTGGGCCGAGAACCGAGCCCGTGTTCGTGTCCGCGTAATCCGAATCGTCGAACCGGAAACCCGAAGGATTATTAACCCAGAACCAGGACTCATATTTATCTTGTGATCGATCGTCATAATCAGGTTCCCAACCATCCCGAACAGCATCGCTGATCACTAACGATTCAAATACTTTCTCCAGGATTGGAACATACTGTTCCGGGATTCCCGTAATGACAGGTTTTGTGTTGGGAGCGATATTCATTTTCTCGAATGCCTGCTCTACCGTGTTAATCGTTTTTGACATATTACTTCTTTTTTAGAATGATTACATTTTTAAATTCACCTTCAAAGGTTCTTCCTACATAGTCAGTCACTTCCTCTGATGGAAGCCAAAGGAGTGGGCCGAGAACCGAGCGCGTGTGCGCGTTCGAGTAATCCGAACCGAGGAACCGGAAACCCGAAGGATTAGCGGGTGAAATTTCTAAATCAAACCAAGGAAACCATTTGCGCTGATTAGTGTTATTAGGATCTAATTCCTCAGCTTCTTTTTGAAACAGCTCACAGATCAGCAATACTCTGTCAAGTGCCTGACGTGCTGCAATCCGTGGATTATCGCTGGTGATCTCATAGTCCTTTGGATCCTGCGACATTTCCTTACATACTTCCTCAAAGGTTTTAATTCTACCTACTAAAGGCAGTGACTTTGGTTTGAACTTAATGACACCTGATTCAGTGTTAAAACTATCTACCTGAAAGCCTTCAGGGATTTGAATTTTTAATTGTTCCATATTATTGATTTATTGGTTACTATTATTTTCTTTCATTGCGATTACAAACAATGCGTAAATCGCAAAATAGATCGTACCTGCTCCTAACTTCAGGTAGAGGTCAACCGGTGCAGCTCCGATGGCGAAAAAGGCCATAAAGAAAGCACCGGAGATAAAAAGATTAAAAAGGGTTTTCATATCAATTATTCCAGATTTGTTGATTCAAATAAGTTTCTGCGTTTTTCTTCGCAAAACCTGTCTGTGCCAAATGCTGATTGTACTTTGGTATAAAGGCGATTGCCTTTGCTTTCTCAATATCCGAAAGTGAATCCCAGATAGCTTTTGCCCGTTGCTTCTTCCCGAACTTCTGATCATATAGCTCGTAGAAGCGTTCGAAGCTCAAGTCTTCGGCAATCTGACGGATAATAACATTACGCATTTTGCTCTGCTGCCAGCTTTCAATATTCTTAGTATTGAAAGGAAATTTTGAAGCCAGAAAACAGTAATGTTCAGATTCAAATACTCCGGGAGTTAACTCGTACTTTATAAGTAATCCTTCGGAATTATATTCAAACAATGCACTGGCCTTTTGAGACGGGAAATCAATTAAGTATTTCATAATTTTAGATATAAGACAAACAAAACTTATCGATCTGCAAGTAGAGCTGTAGGATTACCGATTTTGAATAGGTATCAGGAAGTTCTACCTGTGGAAGGATCACATTCAGCACTAACAGTTCCGGTATAGATAGCTTAATAGAGAATTTGTCCTGAAGGGAAAACTGCTTATTCATTAACCGTTTCACCAACTCCCTGATCACTGCTCCGGAAAGGCGGGATTCAAGCTTCGTGTTGAATCGAAAAGAACCTGCATGATCTACAATGTAAGACTGTAGGACCATTAGTTCACTTTTATTGATTTTGATATTCATATTCGGTCAATGTGGGATTTATAAAACTTCTCCGCCTGTGTTACAAGGCGTGGTATTTCGTTAAGAGAATACTGGTTAAATGGCTTATGCAGATAGCCGTGAGAAAGTACCCAGGAATAGATCCGTGGCATATCTGCTTTGTCATTCTTAACATAACCGATCTTACACAGCAGCGCTATGATCTTTCGGCGCTGTTTGGTCAGCTGATCAACTGCGTGTTGCTTTCCGGAGGCTCTTGCTCCGGCAGATGTAAACGATTTGTTTAGCCAAATGATCAGCGCACTGTATTCTGCTGAGCTCAGTTCACGAAGGCCGCTTTTACGGCCATCAGTGAACTGCTGTATCACTTCAGTGCGATCAACGTCATAACCTTGCGCCTGAAGCGTTTTTTCAATTGCGAAATAGGTAGAAAAGTCTGTCATCCTAACAAGTTTTGATTGGTAACGCCTTTGAAAAGTTGTGAATCAGAACCAGTCGCGCCGACAGCTTCGAGGAATTCGATTTCAGCACGTGCGGTGTCCACAATCGCTGAACTTAGTTCTGAAATTGCCTTAGCTTTCTTCAGCTCTTCCTGGAGCTTATCTCCTGAAATGTCTTCATCACTCAATCTTTCGATTGCTGCAAAAAGATGATCTCGGAGATCTTCTATTTTATTTCTTGCCATTTTCTTTGATTTTTTTGTTTAACTTATTTTTCAGCTTAATTACCTGTTGAAGCTCCGGAGGAAGATCTGTAATCCTGTTTCTGTCCATTGCTTCCTTATCAGTGATTAATTCAAGATTTGACAGATCACAATTTGTAGTGTCCTTATCCTTAAACCAGATTCGATAACCTTCAGGGATTAATCCATTTTTTTGCTGCCAAACGTGACGGTGTAATAACTGCCATTGATTAGGTTCTGCTATTTTAATTTTCAGATAACCACCTTTTATTGAAACTATATCCCCAACATTAGCGGAATTATGCGGTATATTTCCTTTGGGAAAATATGTGTGGCGACATTTGTCTTTTATTTCAGGCGGAATTTTTCGACCTTTATAATATGGAGGATCGCCCTTCTTAAATCGTGTTTTTATACCAGATTTTGGCAAATGAGCTGATGTCTCCTTCAGCATTCTTTCTATGAATTCAGGCGTTTTTTTTAACCCCAACTTATGAGCCTGCTTTACAACCGACGAATAAGATCTTGCCAGTTTTTCACCAACGGTTCTGGTATAGCTGTTTGGAAATAGATCTATCAAAACAAGGTTATCCTCTTGGGTCCACAATCTTCTGCTCATAATCAAGAATTTTTGATTTCACATATTCGGAGATAGAGGGCAACATTAAAGTGCCCTCTACGTCTCCACCAGTTAATTTGTGTGGTTATTGTTGGGAACATTTCTTTGAGATTTATCCTTAACAACAGACACCAGCTTCAGCTTCAGATCCTGATTGATTTTATGAGCCGCATTATCGCGACTGTAGGCCATAACAGTGGTTGTAAACTGACGAATCGGTTTGCCTTCATACGTCAGAGCAACAGTGCCTTTGTACTGTTTTTTTCCAGATTGTTTAACCCTTTCGGATATTGGAGCTTTAGCGGTGCGTAACGGCTTCAGTTTTGGCTCTTTTTTATTTTTGAAAAAATCGAATAGTCCCATTTTATTATTGATTATTTGGTTTGAAAAAATCGAATTTGAAGTCCGCTGGAAAAGGAACTGTAGAAAGTGCCAGCGGGATTGTTTTCTTAATGCCGTTATCGTTGTAATAAGCTTCGATAAACCAACTTGATTGTTGCGGCTTATAAGCATCAAGAATGATTCTTACACCGTCGATGAATTCTTCATTACCTGATTCATTTGCCATTTCCTGTAACTCAATAATTCGCGACTGTTTTAAATTCCCTTTATCATCCTTCTTTAGCAGCTTAAAGATTCCATTTACCAGGTAACGACTGTCATCATCTTTAGCTAAAGACTCCAAATAAGTGTTTACTTTAGTGATTCCTGCCGTATAGCTGTCATCCCAACCATCAACGATTCTAAAGCCAATTTGAATAGATTTACCATCAGTAGAAGTGAAGGTGTGCGATTGCTGTTCCTCTACTACTCCGTATGCCTCCGCTTTCATTTTAATGATATCCCGGAACGAGTTAAATATATTTGCTTTAGCTTCGGACAAGCCTTTAGAAATAGCAAGTAACTCGTCCACCATGCCAGGAACAAGATCATTCACTAATCCTTTGTATGTACTCCGCAAGCCTTTTTGAGCGGATTCACGACGCTCTAATTCTTTACGCAATTCTGAGGCGCTTAATGTTGATAAATCAACTTGTTTTGTCTGTTTTTCCATCTATCTATTATTTAAGAGATTATTAATACTTACTGTTTCCATCACCGCGCGATTCTTTCCGTAATTATCGCGTCTTGATTTGGCGATCATTACATCTGTGGCGAGGCTGTTTCTTTTTTGAATATTATCGAACGTCGGATTATCCAAACATTCTTTGTATGCCTCATCGTAGGCTTCCTGTAGTTTTTCAACTCGCTTTCTTAAGTCGTCTGTGTACATATAGTTTCTTTTTTTAGGGTTTCGATTTGAAGTTTTAACCAGGTGTCGAATGAATCATACATTGACCTGGACATTACACACTTGTAATGGATATGCTGTATATACAGCTCACGCGCTGCAGTGATCGGACAGCTGATAAATGTCCGGGCTTTATCCAGCCAGTTCTTTTGGGCAAAGTGCCACTCGCTCCGGTACCAGTTCCAGAAGCGCCGGTCATACGCCAGTAGTCGGAAGTCTTCATTTTCGGATCCGAAAACTTTCTGAAGAAATGAGATACCTGATTCGAACAGGTGGTTATTATGTTCCTGGTCACTCATTCGAAGTGATCGCATGATCTCAGCTCCTGTCTGAGCATGCTGTTCTTTTGCTGTTTGGACAAATGTTTTCATTCTATTTCTGTTTGCAGGCTGTAGCCGAGCTGCAGCAGTTGTTTTACATATTTGTTCTCCTGGGCGTGTTCCTGAAGCGATACTCCTACGAACAGCGTTCGTTCTCTCGTTTTTAATCTTACTTCCGGGATGCTTTTTCTTAACCGGTGGTGCAGATAGTATCTGCGTGCGTTTTTTTTTTTTGTTTTCATGGTTCATAGCATTATTATATTATTCCGTATAGATCAGCCTTCTCATCGTGTATTATCATAGTTCCGCCGGGACAACGTCCGCCGATAAATACCTGAAGACCCTCTATTCGCATGATTATTTTCGCTAATTTTTTAACTAGCCTGCCAGCTGCTGTTGCAGGTTCTTTTCGGTCTTCGTGAGATATGAATATGATTAGGATGTTTTCGTGTTTACGCATGAAATCAACGATTCCATTTCTCTTGAATTCATCCATATACACTGTCATATTATCTATCACAACTATTCTTGCCGCATTACGCTGTTTCAGCTTTTCGGTCAATTTTTCGATTGTGATGTATGGTAAAAAACCGATCTTGTTGGTAGCAGGTATTTCCGCTCTCTTACATGCCTCGACAAAGAGCGCATCAGTTCCTTCCTCTGCGGACACATACAACACTTTTTCAAAGTTGCTCAGATACTTCACCAACGATAATGTAAATGCAGTTTTACCATGTTTTTCCTTACCTTGTATTGACCAAACACCGTTCTTTGGGGCATTGCCAAAAATTTCCAACCATTTTCCGTCGAAATCAAAACAAGAATGTTTCATGTCATACAAGTTTCTGGCTGATAAAATTTTCATTAGTTCATTTTGATTAAGGTTTCCAAATAGCGAAGTGTACCTTCTTTCTTCATTGCCTTGGTTACGAATTGGCGAACCGCTGTTTTATCAGAAACATTAACACCTGCTACATCTTCAAGCAGCTGCATATAGAATTGATCACGCTCATGTTTTCCTGTCGGAGTAACAGAGATGAACTCATCAGAGAACCGGGAAAATATTTCACGATATCCAACCTTTTCATTTTGAATTCCGCGTCTGATTTTAGCACGCAATCCATCCGCACCGATCATATACCAGGCACAAGAGCCGGAAGTAGCATTCCAAAGCTCTTTTAATTCTAAAAATGCGTTATAATCCAAATCACCTGCCTCATCCAATGCGATGATTGGCATTTCAATGAGGTTTAAAAAGTATTTCAAGTTGCTTTTAACATCAATGTATTTGCCTGTTGATTCAACGCCTACCGTTTTAGCAAGTGTTCGGATAAATTGCTGCTTTGTTTTTGCCTGAGAACAGTCTAAGTAAAAAGCATTTTTCATTGTACGGATAACATGCTTTACGCAAAATGTTTTGCCGATACCACAATCATCCACCAGTATCATTGAGGTATTATTCTGCTGGCAGAATTTCAATGAATCTTCTATCTGCTCATATACAACTGTTCGGGCAACCTTCCATTTGCTTTCCTTCAGTTGTACGTCCATCATTCGACCAATGGTTAACCACTGAGTATCTGAAAGGATTCGTTCTAATTCTCCTTTTTTCAGTCTTGAATAAATGGGGGCAGAAGTACCTATTGATTTCGCAAAATCAGAGTCTGAACCTCCGTAGTTCTCACGTGCTGACAAAACAGCATCTCTTACCTTTTCTTTAAATAAAGTTGTTACCATAGTTAGAAATTATTTCGCCATCCATTTGATGCAGGACGGTCCTGATTGATTATTACAAATTCATCCTCATGCTCCGGTAGTTGCTCAACTTCCGTTTCTCTTGGTTGGAATCTATTTAAGCCCGGTATTTGAAACCGTACTTTAGGTTCTGGCTGTTGTTCTTTACCAATAACCAATACCTTGTCGATTGTTTTCTTTTGAAGCTTTGCAAACGCTTCTACAGATGCCACATATTTTGATTGTATCTCACGAGCTGCACGATCTGCATCTGTCTGCTCAGCCTGAGCACGATTGTAGCGTGGTATAGGTAGCAGTTCACAAACATATTCTCCGTCTAAGAATGCAATCGCTTTAAGAACGGATCCATCGTTAGCATCCAGCCAATATACCTGAAGGGGCTGACCTTCAATTTTCTTCATTTTGGCAATCAGAGATTCACCTGTCAGAATCTGACCATCATCTCCAATCATTCGTTTTCGGCCTTGTAATATGATATAGCCTACATTGCAGGAAGTTTTTTGTTCATAACCGATATAAGGAAGTATGGCACGCCAGTTTGTTTCAGGTACATCCGGGTTTTGCATCTCAAGGAAATACTCAAACCTTGATAACTCTGCATTTTGGGCAGACGGCATATTATTCCAGTCTTCAATATTTTTTAAACGTGCATCAATCAACTGTTCCAGAGGAAGAACAGGAACATGATGATTCCCTTCCTGGTTTGATTCTGATTTTGCAAATGGTCTGGCTAACCAGCCTAATTCTTTTTTCTCAACCTCGTAACGCAGTTTTCCAAATTCCCTTTCAATATACTTTCCACGAGCATTATTAGCTTCAATTCTAACTTTTTGAAACATTGCACCTTCGCGAAGGAACGTTCCTTTGAAAGATGAGTTCAAAGAACTTTCACACTCTAATTCATAAGGAATAGGCAAATTCCAATCGGTATAATTCCTCACCAATTGGCGGTAAAAATCCAGTATAATACCATCTTTTGTTGCTCCGTAAACAAACGCTGTAAAACATCCGGAAGCAACGTCACAACCGATATAAAACCAAATTCGTTTTTTAATGGTTTTCGCTTTTCCATTGACAGTGACCTTTTCCTCATATTCAAATGGTGGCTGCCGGTCGTCGATGGAAAGTAAGGATCCTGAAAATATTGGCAGATCCATTTCGTGATGAGGTTTGAATAACTGCATATTTCGCTGGCGGTCACCGCCACGAATCTGATGTGTGGCAATAGTATTCTCCCAATCTGACAAGTAGGACATAATAGTGGATCGGCTGATTTTCTTGAAATCTTTCGGATTGTACATTTCTCCGGTAGATGTGTTAATTACTTCTAAATAGCCGGATAAGAAGCTATCATATTGCCGGGAAACCTCTGTCATTGTCGGTTTGTAGTCTTGTCCGGCGAACAGGTCATTGAAAAATTTAATAAAAACGGAATCTACCTTGCGGGCATTATCGTTGTTTCTTCTGCCATCAATGAGCGATGTATAACCGTCTTTATCATACTTTGAAAACTTCTTTCGAAGACCGTCTGGAGAGATAGGCAGTGAGTGAGGAACCTCTGTGAAATTGTTGACTTCTGTTGACAGGATAATCCAAATATCCGAACAGGAAGAATTCATGAATTTCCTAAAAGCCTTTCTGTTTATATATACTTTTTTTACCGTATTCAAAACAGATGCGTTATAGGTGTATTCTTCAATTTTGGGAAGATCCAATCGCCGGCGATCTTTTCCTTCTGTGTATTCCTGGGAAAAAAATCTGTAAGCTTTCTCATCCCATTCATATTGCTTTGAGAAATAGCTTTGTCGAACATTTTCCGGAGCATTACCAAATCTATGGACAAGTTGCTGCTGCCATTCACGGCACAACGAGTTAAATTCGACCAAGGACGGGTTTTTTGCAAATGGTTTTCTAAGTTGTTTTTCACAGCAAGTAATAGAATCCATTCGTTTTTTGAAAGCTCTATAAGAGATCAAACGAAGGCTATCTGGGTGACATGACTTATTTTTATCTTCTACAATAATATAAGCCACTTTCACACCCAGTTTACCTTCGTAATATTCGTATGGACTTTCTTTTTGCATTTATTCTTCTATTATTGCTGCAACTTCTTTCTGAAGTAGCTCCTTAGCTCTTTTTCGAATTTCCTTTGATTTATCAGAGTTAAATACATAGTAAAGGCTCATTCTGACTGTTTGAATACTACAATCAAATTCTTTAGCCATTTGCTGCATATAATCGCCGTGAATTCTTATTTTTTTCATTACTTTGTTTTTGTTAAGTATTTTAGCAAATATATACAAGTTATCTCGTTTAATGCAAATTTATATGCAAGAAAAATCGCTTATTAAGCAAAATATTTTACAATACATTGATTTTAAAGGTATTTCTAAATATAAATTTTACCAAGACAGTGGTATCACAAGAGGAATATTAGATCAAAACAATGGAATGTCTGAAGAAAACACAACGAAATTTCTCGCTTGTTTTCCAGAAGTTAATCCTGCATGGCTACTTACCGGAAAAGGGCCGATGTTGTTAAAAAGTTACTCATCATTAGAGAATGAAAATGATATAAGCACAGTAAATGAACCGGTTGCTTTCTCTGGTAAAAAGAGAGGTATTCCTCTATTACCTATCGAAGCAATGGCAGGAGTGTTTAAAGGGGATATTCAGGTAATGGAATATGAATGTGAGTACATCTATATCCCAATGTTTAAAGATGCTCATTTTTTCATGCCGGTATTGGGTGATAGTATGTACCCAACTTATAATAATGGAGATATTGTTGCATGTAAAAAATTGGAGTCCTGGTCTTTTTTTCAAATAGGAAGAGTATATGTGATATACACATCTCAAGGAGCAATTATCAAGCGGGTCATGAAAGGAAGCTCAGAAGACTATCTATTGATAGTAAGCGACAATGAAGATTACCCGCCATTTGAACTGCCTAAAAATGAAATATTGGGTGTTGCGTTGGTTATTGGCGGGGTTTGGGTGGAGTAAATTCTTGTCTTGTTTTTAATAATGTAAATTTACTTAAAAATTACAATACCTGTAGTATCCGCTATTTTTGAGAGTTACTGGCAAGCTTTGTTATTTCGCTTCTCCCAAATCACGTTTGCCGTTGCAATTATCGAGTAGCCATCAGTAGAAAAACCAGACGTGCTGACCCGTTCCCATTCACCTATTTCTTTAAGCCATTCCACTGCATCAGAATAACCTTTTAAATCGTAGGCAAAACGGGGTCTAACATTGGTTTTTGTCATTTTAAAATCAAAGCACCCAATAACACCCCATTTGTTACCAACGACCAGTTGCGTTGATTCTTAACCTTTTTCAACTTATGTTCACCGATGGCGATAATCGTGTCTTTACTGTTAATGATGTATCGTTGAGCAGTGATAACACTGTCCTGGACATTAATGATTGTTCGAAGGCTCTTGTTTTCAGCGGTCAGAGTATTGATGAGTGTATCTTGGATCTGCACTATTTGAAGCGTATCTCTTTTTGCCTTGTATGTTTCCAGCTCTTTCCGAAGATCCGCTATTTCACCATGTATGGCGGCAACGATCTTTTTCTCGTTATTAATTGTGGTGTAGAAGTTATTAATATCAGCTTCTTTACCTTCAATCCGCTTTTCAATCGCCTTTTCAGACGGAACAGGATAGACTGGAGCAACTCCTTGTTTAAACACCAAGATTAGTATCAGTACTGCGATGCCGATAAATGTAAGAATTGGTAAAATGTGCTTTTTCATTGTATTGTTGTTGTGTACAAAGATAAGGTTTTAAATATATCAAACAATATTTAAGTTATTGATTATAAAATAATTAGTTTGTAAAAATACAATGCAAAAAGGGGGTTGTTTCACGGTGTAAATATGTAAATTCAGCGGTTTTTTTATCTATATGTGGTATGTTTCACGGGTTTTAAAAACATTAAAAAGTTCACCCGTGAGTTCACCCGTGAGTTCACCCGAAGCAAAAAAGAGGGTAAAAACAGATAAAAGCTGCTGTGTACATACAGGAGGTTTAATGTGCTTTAATTGGCATTAAAAAAGGAGTTAAAAAGGCTTTAAATTACCACTGTTTAAGCCGTTTTAAGGGCATTCTGAACGTTTAATGGTAGTATGTATCACTTTATCTGGTCAGAGTGATAATAGAATGGTAGTAAAATGGTAGTAAATGGTAGTATCCGGTTTAGTTGTTTTGGTATTACTTTCAGGCTTTTTTATCGCTAAACCGTTGATTTTTCAGGCTTTTCAGGCTTTTTTTCGGGCTTTTTTTATTTGGTTGTTTTGTTTTGTAGGGGTTATGAGCTAA